CTAGAGCTAAAAGTGCCGCCGCTGCCGTTAGAACCTTCGCCATATATACCAACGCCTCCGCCGAAATTCACTGCAGGTATATTAGCACTAATCATCATAGCGCCGCCACCGCCTCCGCCTCCAGTTCCTGCTTTGCCGTCATAATTTCCAGTTGACTGATCGCCTCCTCGACCGCCAGCGCCACTATATCCAGCAGCACCGCCTCCGCCTCCGCCTGCTTTTTGAGATCCACCTCGGCCGCCATCACCGCCTTCATTAATACCATCGCCGACTGGAAGTCTTCCAGTTACACTATTTAAATTGCCGCCGGAGGAATATAAGTCATCACGATTGCCGCCGTGTCCTCCTGTGGCGCAACATACAATACCAAGGGTAGGGTGCGTTACAAAACTATCACCGCCTGCAATTCCGTAAAAGCTGAGAGGAGAACTGCCAGTTTCAAGGCCGCCAGCGCCGCCTTCTCCGACATTAATTGTTAAAACTTGTCCTGGCGTTACACTAACATTATTGGTGTATGATAGGCCGCCGCCTCCACCGCCGCCGCCTGATCTATTATTGTCGCCGCCGGCACTACTTGCACCGCCGCCACCGCCTGATATACAAAGGATATTAATACTTGTGATGCCATCGGGCACAGTCCAATTATGTACAGTAGAAGATGACGTAGTAAATACTGCACCCGATGTGTTTGCATTTGTAGGTGTATAATTAGATTCAACATATTCTGTTGTATAAAAACCAGAACTAAAGTCTTGTGCAGAATTTGTAGTAGGAAATTCTCTGAGAGTATCGCCGTTTGCTGCCCAAATTAGTCTTGCAGCGCCATGTGCACCTGCTCTGCCCGGACGTATATTCGGTGTGGGTGTGAATGAGCTGTCTGATCCAGCAGCTCCACTGCCGCCTCCGCCGAATAAGCCGCCGCCTCGAAATTGGTACCAGTTATTTACATTAAGTGATTCTATTTGCCCGTCTTCACCCCAAGATCCTCCGTGTCCTCTTGAATCCTGATATGTTGTAGATGAAAAACCTTTTTCTCCATTTGGAGGAGATTGGTCAGCTGAATCAGGGAAAATTCCAACGCCGCCGCCGCCATAAAAATATTCAGTTCTTGTGCCGCCAGCGCCTCCGCCTCCGCCATTGCTACCGTTATCGCCATCATTAAAATTAGTATCACCGCCATCGCCACCTGAGCCAGATGACCTACTTCCGTACCCACCGGCACCGCCGCCACCGCCGCCATTTTTTGAAGCACCGCTTTGCCCAGTACCACCAAGTCCGCCATATCCAAATTTGTCATTAGAAGCAATATTATTAACTATACCTCTTGCACCTGGATTTCCGGTAGAAGCAGATCTTCCTCCGCCGCCTCCGCCTGCAAACATTAATATATTTCCATTTTCATCATACAATATACTATTTCCACCAGGATCACCGTTGCGCAACGTAACACCATCATCGAAGCCGCCCCAGCCGCCTTCTCCTATAAAAAATATATAAGTTTCGCCAGGGACGACAGATATTCCATTACGAGCATGAGCGCCTCCGCCTCCGCCTCCGCCGCCTCCACGGCCATTAACTGTGTCTCCAGCGCCTCCGCCTCCGCCTCCGCCGATCAACAAAACGCTAATTTCAGTTAAACCAGAAGGCACTGTAAAGAAATATGATCCTGGTTCCGTCATTGAAACTTCGCCTGACCTAATACCTATTCCTGTATCATAAAAATCTTCAACAGATATCTCTCCGCCAGAAGGTATAGTTTCATTAAATTCAATATCAGATACTGATCCAGACCCTCTATAATATTCGCTTAAACTAATAGGTGCTGTTCCACCGAACTCTGCTTGTAATTCTGAGAATTTAATCGGGCCGCTTTTACGAATCGCCATTATTAAGTTTATCCTCTAAATATTCTACACGTTCGGTAAGTTCTTTGATAGCTTCGATAAGTATGCCTACCATGTTTCCGTGACGAACAGCAAGTGTTTCTTCATTATTTTCGATATTTATTGTTTCATACACAGCTTCAGGCAGTACTTTTTGTACTTCTTGTGCCACAACACCTGTTAACTTTGTATTAGCATCCGTCTTATAATTGAATGTATAGCCGTTTAATTGATTTACTTTTTTGAGTGCGCCGTCTATTAGTTGTAAATTTTCTTTTTGTCTGATGTCTGAAATCGTACCAAACGCTGTGATATCACCTGTAACTGTGAGCTCACCTGAACTTTTTATAAGTTGGAAAATACTTGACCCGTTATTAGTTATTTTGACATCATTAACTGCCGATTCAAGTTCAATATTAAATGTATTTGTTGAACTAAAATAATCTATTTTAACATCGTCACTATTTCCAAAACGTAACTCTACGTTATCGTTAAACCGTTTACTTCCCGAAATAGTTTGAGTAGCACTGCCTTGTAATAAGTCAGATGGAATATTAGTAATAGAATTCCAATCTGCGCCATCGAGATTTCCACTATTGTCAGTTAAGTCGCTAACATCTGTTGGTATAGTAGGTTTATTAGTTAAGTCAGTGTACGACCCACTAAACCCTTGCGGAGCGTCATCAAAACTAAAGGTTCCATTTCCATCTGTTTTTAAGATTTGATTGTTTGTACCATCGGTAATACCTAAGTCAGTTAAAGTCGAAGGTATAGTAGGTTTGTTAGTTAGGTCGGCATAACTTCCACTAAACGTTTCTGCAGGAGTAAACGTAAATGCACCTGTGGAATTGTCATAAGATAGGCTTCCATTGCCACTCGCTGCGTTTGTCGAAACACTCAAATCACTTAGTGATATTCCGCCAGAATCATCGACGAAACTAAAGTTGCCGGCGCCATCTGTTTTTAAAATCTGGTTAGCTGAACCATCACTAATACCTAAATCTGTTAAAGTCGAAGGTATACTAGGTTTACCAGTTAATGAACTATACGCTCCATCAAATGTACTGAATCCGCTAAGATCTGGCGGCGTATACACAAACGTACCTGCACTAATACTTCCCGTATCAGTTTTATAATATTGTAAATTTCCGCCTGAGGATGCAGACTCTACTGTAACAGATACACCTTGTGGAACATCTCTAACATTATACCACAGAGAATTTGTAGCATCGTATTTTAATGTCTCTCCGGCTGCTGGATTTGATATAGTAGTATCTGACAGATCAGAAATTGTTGAAGGTATAGTAGGTTTACCAGTTAATGAACTATAAGCTCCATCAAATGTACTAAATCCACTCAAGTCTGGAGGAGTATACGTAAACGCACCTGTCGCACTATCATAGCTTAGACTACCGCTGCCGCTTGCTGCTCCATTTGGACCAACACTAATAGCTGCAGTAGCACCACTACTAATTGCACCTGTACTATCTCCGAGATCACTGACATCTGTTGGTATAGTAGGAGTATTAGTTAATGAATTGTAATCTCCGTTAAACAAAGATGGTAAGTCAGATAAATCGTCATAACTTCCACTAAATGTACTAAATGATTCTACGTTAGAACCATCTGCGTTTGCTTGTGCTAAGTTACCACTTGAGTCTAGAACTAATGCTTTTGTAACTGTGTCAGAAGGCTGTTCGCCGTGTGTAGCTATAACAACTTTACCAAACCATCCTTCATCCCACGTTCTAGTAAGACTCCCTACTGTAAGTATTTCGCCTGTTTCGATATTATCAAAGTTTGGCAAAATATCAACAGGAGTATCTTCTAAATCAGTGTATTCAAAAAGTAAACCGGTAGAATCAGTTAAGTCAGCAAGATCAATGGGTATTGCAGCTCTAACACTGTTGTCACCATCAATAATCTGTTGTGCTAATATAGCAATAGCACTTGTTAAATCAACACCAAGTAGTGTACCGTCGCCTGCTGTTCCAGAGCCTGAGCTGTCACCATATGGTTGTATTACAAGAGTTTGTTCTGCAAACGTAAACACACCTGTTGTATTGTCGTATGACAATCCTAAGGGTATCGAAGTATCTCGCTGAGTAGGAAATGCTGTGCCCAACCCTGGCCCAGGTGCACTAGCGGCAGTAGCAGTAAATATAGTTCCAGTATCACTACTTGTTGCGCCTTGCTGAGTCCAATCTGTATTTCCAGCAGTAAGTACAATATATTCTTGTCCGATTGCCACACTTTCTGCATCTACTATAGATCCCGGTGTTCCTGCAAAGGCAGGATCTGTTGGAAACACTTTACCCGACCCTAGTGCTGGCAAGTTAGATGCAGTTGCAGTGAATGTAGTTCCTACATTTGTATCGCTTGCGCCGTATAACAAAAAGTTAGTAGTTCCTGGATTAACAATAATATATTCAATTCCTGCTACAATATTCGGTGCTAATACTAATGTAGACGGGGCGCCAATATTGATAGTTTGCACAGATAAACTATCAAGTTTTATAAACTCTGAAACATCTTGCGGTTCATATGTAAATTCGCCAGTTGCATTATCGTATGTTAAACTACCACCATATTCTGCACTAGTCGACGCCGCTGTATTATCAACAACTGATAAGTCAGTTAATGCAATGAAAGTTGATAAGTCTGGCGGTACATATGTAAATTCGCCAGTTGCATTATCGTAAGACAAATCTGGAGTATTTGTAGGAGCTGAAACTGTTACACTAAAGTCAGTATATGTCAGACCGCCCGGTATTGGACTATTAACCCAGTTATTACCATCGAACTTTAAAAATTCTCCTTCCGAAGGTACTGTTAAATTTACATCGTCTAGCGTAGCAGGAGTATTAACTAAATCGTTATAATCGCCCGAAGATGCAACATTTGAAATATTTGTTGATGTTACAAAGTTTGATAAGTCTGGCGGTGTATAAGAAAATGTTCCAGCAGGAGTATTTGTTCCAGAATATGTTAAATTACCAGTTCCAGCTGGAGAATTAACTGATACTGACAAGTCACCAAAGGAAATCGTGCCACCACTGCCAGTTGAACTTAAATCTGTCCCAGGTGACCATAGACCTGTAGTTCCGTTATATTTTAAAATTTGTCCATCTGACGCAACCACATTGTCAACATCAGTTAGTTGCCCCAGTCTGGTAGCAAATGTAGGCTTATTTGATAAATCGTCAAAATCACCTGATGTAGCAACAGTGGCTAAAACAGGAGTATTGACCAAATCTTGATAATCTCCCGAAGTTGCAACTGTAGAAAGAGATGAAACATGATTGTTAAATGCGTCTGTTAATGTTTGTAATAATTGTCCTGTAGCGTATTGTGTTAAATCTGGCGGAGTATATACTATCGTACCTGCTGGGTAAGTTACACTACCAACTGTAGTTTGCGAAGAATAATATACCAATGTGCCAGCGGCAGCTGCAGTTTCTTGTGTTACAGAAATATCTCCGTGTCCAATGTATTCGCCACCGCCCGGAGGTATCGCAGGAGTGATTGGGATCCATGCGCCACCGCTGTATACATAAAGTTGCAAGTTTGCAGTGTCAACCCACAAGTCTCCTTCTTGCGGGTTATCTGTAGGAGCACTTGAAGTAACATTAATTAAGTCATCTGGTTCCCACTCAATGTTTGATTCATTCCATCTCAATACTTGATTATTTGCTGGCGCTGTTTCCGATACCGATCCAATTGAAACTGCAGGTGTAAAACTTAAACCGCCTGCAGATGAATCATATGTTAGTGTACTTGTTTCTCCATATGCTGCAGGAGTTGTTTCTTCTGACACACTGAAATCTTCTTTAAACAATACTTTAGAATAAAATTGAGGATCATCATTTATAGAAAAAGCAAGTTTATCTAATGTGTTTAAATCGTCGGGAGCGCCGTCGATTAAATCAATAATTGCATCATCTGTGTATTGATTAGCAGATGCTAACAGTGTTAAATCTTGTTCATCAGCATAATTTTTTGCATCAATGAGTGTAATATTGTCATCGACTTGCCACAATGGTCTGGCAATAAAAGTTAAAAAGTCGTTTGCAACCCATTGTTGTGTAGCAAATTTTAATGGAGGCAATGTACCAGTAGGATCAACATCCCATAAATCGCCGCCTACATACACATCTCCAGATGCAACATCAACTCTAAATCTATCATAGTCATAAGATAGCGCAGGATTCAGAGGGTTAATTATAAAACTTGATTTATCGTATACTAAATCTTGATGATATTCTACTGCACCGCCAGGTCCTGATATTAAGATATAATTTTCATTTAAATCTTCTACTATTAAACTATTAATAACAACATTTGGTTCGCCCGACAGTACCATATTTCCGCCGCCAGTCGACGTAGTTCCCAAAACAGACCCACCTGCTATAGTACCACCGTTAACATAGTTACCAGTAACAATTCCGTTTGGTGCACTTGCAACGTCACCGTCTGATATATAATCCCCAGCTAGCGTTCCTAATCCTACGTAGTCGTCGAACCCGCTACTATCAACTCCTACAGTGAGAGCAGCGTCTGTGTATAAATTTACTGTAGTATTATTAACAACACTTACATAATAAGGTGTTGCACTGATGATATCAGTCATTCCAACAACACCGCTCAATAGTACAGGTTGTCCGTCAACATAATTATGATCAGATGTTGTTGTTACAACTGCAGTAGTAGCTTTTGTAATATTAGAAATATCAAAAACCGCCCATTCTGAACTATCTATCGAAACCTTTAGTTGTGAATCTAAGTATAAATCAAATGTTGTCGGACTTGTAACTTCAATAAAATAATTATTTCCATTTATTTCTGTTAGTCCCCCTACTCCGTCAATGGATACTTGTTGTTCAGTAGTGTATCCATGCGGTGTAGAAGTAGTAACTGTAGCTGGATTTGATTTAGTAACATTACTAATAGCTTGCAATGTTTCTGTAAACCCAGTAGAATCAATACCTGCTGTTAATCCTGCATCGCTGTATATTTCAAATTGGTCATCTGATAATCGTTTAATAAAATATGTATCGTTTAATTCGATCATTGTGCTAGTAACATCAGATATTGTTACTTGCTGTCCGTCAATGTAATCATGATTTTCACGAGTTGTAATTACTGCTGGATTTGCAAATGTGCCTCCGACAATATCACGAACGCCGAACTGTGTTCCATCGATACTGACTGTGAGTGCAGAGTCTAAGTAGAGTTCCAGAGTTGTAGGTGTTAAAACTTTAGCATAATAAGAATTTCCATTTAGCTCAGAAATTCCAGAAATACTTGCAATAAACACAGGCTGTGTATCAATAAAATCGTGGTCAGTTGCAGTTGTAATTACTACCGGGTCAGCATGCGTTACATCTGTAATTTGTTTTGTTCTGTCGTTGGTAATAATTTCACCGGTGCCAGCGCCGCCTACTCCAGGTCCAATGCCAATGCCACCTACGTTTCCCGAACCTGCTAGTACTTCTCCCATAGCAAATCTACCGAGAGGACCCTCTACTACTTCATTTACAATTGTAGCATCTGGGATGAATGAAAATACTTCGTCACTGTCGTCATACCCAAAAAATCCAATTTTAGCATCTGTTCCGTCATGCCACTGAAATGCAATTCCACGATCTTTGTTATCGTCTACCGTAGGTGCAGCGCCATCTATGCCGCCGCCAATGGTCATAATCGGATCTACCACTGTTGTAGTTGTACTGTTGACTGTTGTAGTTGTTCCGTTTACTGTTAAATCTCCAGTAATTATAACATTGCCGCCAACATCTAGATCTGGATTAATAGTAACTTTTTGACTACCCGTTGTTGTTTTTATGTTTAAAATAACATTACTAGCAGTATCTACAATATCCAATGCACCTGGCAGATTAGTAGGAATTTTAATTATGTTTTCGCCACTAGCACCTTCAAACACTAAACTTTCACTTAGGTGTAAATCTTTCCATGCTAGTCCTAATTCTCCTAGTGTATATGTATCTGTAACATTTGGCGTGAAGTTACTAGATATTCTGCTTTTAAATTCAGTAGTATCAACTGTGTTGTCATCGCCTAATATAGTAGACCCATTTACTGTTAAGTTTCCTTTTGAAAATACATTTCCAGTAGAAACATCAACTGTAAAACTATCTACTATTTCAGGAGTGACAGTGTCATCTCCTGTTCCAACTACAAATGTTGTTCCATCAAAAGTAAAATTAGCATCATCTTCTAATTCACCCTCAACTCCTACGATAACAATTCTGTTATTAGTTAAATCCTCAATATTAGCACTTGCTAGTGTTGCTTGTACGTCAACATCAAGTGAACCGGTTAGTTGTAATAATCCGTCTGCATCTGATCCAGTGTAGGTAAATCCGATATCGTCAACTAATTCTCCACCTAAGCCAGAGTAAACAACACGTGTTTCTGTTAAGTCTTCAATATTAGCACTTGCAAGAGTCGACTGACCGTCTACTTCTAGTGTTCCGCTTATGAATGTACTTCCATCTGCAAAGTCAATGGTAAATTTGTTTAATCCATCGCCAAAAAGTAGATTTCCATTTTCGTCAATTTGTAAACGATGTATACCTGCTGTGTAAAAATCTAAATCGTCGTTGTCATCTCCGGCGTTAGTCTCTGCAATAATATACGTATCATTATCAATGTCTCTAACACCGCCGAACAATGACTCCCAACGTGTTAAACTTAAATTATACCCTTCTAAAATCTGATTATCAGTATTAAATCTAATTTCACCACCCACAGGATTTGTAGGTCTTTGGGATGATGTTCCGCTACTAGGAAGTAAATATCCGGTACTGTTAATTTTAGTATCGGCATTGACTTGTAATATACCAGTACCATTGGTACTAATTGTAACATTACCATTTTCATTAGTAGAGCTAATATCATTGCCATCAATGTCGATATTATCAATGCTAATGCTACCTACGATATCTACATCAATAACATTTTCGCCTTGAATATATGTGAATTGACCACTATCTTGCAATTCTCCATCGGTTCCAACTAGTACAATACGGCTAGATGTAAGGTCTTCGATATTAGCACTATATAGTGTGGCTTGTCCGTCTGTTTCGAGCGTCGTTTTAATATATGTAGCGCCTGATGCAACATCTACTGTAAAGCTATTAGGATCGCCTGTACCAACAACAAATGTTGTTCCGTCAAACGTGAAGTTGGAATCATCTTCTAGTTCTCCGTTGATACCAACAATAACAACTCTATTATTAGTTAAGTCCTCAATATTAGCACTTGCTAGTGTTGCTTGTACATCTACATCAAGTGAACCAGCTAACTGCAGTAGTCCTGTTTCGTTTGATCCAGTATATGTAAATCCAGCATCGTCTACTAATTCGCCATCAACACCCGTATATACAACACGTGTTTCGGTTAAATCTTCGACTGCAGCACTTGCCAGATATGCTTGTCTATCAACATTTAAGTCGTCGTCGATATTAACTGTAAGTATTTGATCAATAACAGTAACGCCATCGTCAGGATCTAATATGTCGGTTAGTACATATGTAAATTGTTCTACATCCCGAAGCTCTCCGTTAATACCAGCTAGCACTACTCTATTACTTGTTAAGTCTTCAACATTGGCACTTGCTAACGACGACTGACCGTTCACATCAAGTCTGCCACTTATAAATGTGTTACCTTCTATAAAATCTACTGTAAATTTGTCTAAACTTTCACCGAACAATAGATTGCCTTCGTCGTCTATGTTCATGCGCTCAATGCTATCAGTTACAAAATATAGAACGCCTTCTTTTTCACCAGGAACAACAAGCCCAGGTGTAGGCTGTGTTAAAATATAAGTTGTTCTGTTAGTACTTTGTATACTGCCGCCATCGACTGGCTGCCAGTTAGTGCCATCGGAAACTTCTAAACTTCTTGACACTGTGTTAAATCTAATTTGTCCCGGCAACGGACTCGGACGCTGTGCATTGTTTCCTACAGGAATTATTAAAGAACCTGTAGAGTTTATAGTTAACGTACCAGACCCGGGCTTTATACCGTCTCTACTCTGATCAAAATTTAGTGCCATATTTCACTTACTCACAATGCTGCTTTTAGTGTATTTATCGATTGTAAAGTGGCATTTCCAACTGTTCAATTTCTTCAAATGTTTTTATAGCATATTGAAAACAGATACTAGCTTCGTCTGACATTTTGTCTGTAGTTCTTGCACGTATCCGATCTTTTAGTTCTTGTGTATCATGCATAAACTTGTACATTTTGCATTTCCCAGGTACACGTTTAGATATAAGTTGACCGCCACTTAAATCTCCCATATGATGCACGTAAATGTGTGCAAATATATGCTGTTTATTTCTAATTTGTCTTATATGACTGATGTAATCATTTGTGCTTTCAAATGTAATCGGATTTTGTTTTTGTTTCCATAATTCTAAAAAATCTGAAAGTATTAAATCTTTTCGTTTTACATCTTCGATACCATTTAATAAATTATATTTGTCTGCCAATGCTTCTAGTTCAGTATATTTTAAATATTGATTCCATAAAAATGTTGCATATAATTCTGGATTAATTTCGCCGCTGAGTAGTACTTTCACAAACCCGCATCTCTCTGCTTTTTTGTGATGTTCCCAAGTTAGTTCTTTTATGTTGCTCATTAATTATACACGTCTTCTTCTACGTATTCTTCTACGTGGATATACTACACCCGAACTTGGACGTCCTCGGTGCGGTCTTGGGAATCTAGGTACATTTGTAGGACTAGAGCTTGGCATCCACAATACTAAGTTTGCAGCACCTTCTAAACTATTATCAAAATCATAAGTTCCTTGAGGATCGTCGTACATTTGATCCGGTTTGCTGATAACTCGTAACATTTCTCTTGCTTGCTTTTGTGTCATGTCTGGATACTGTTCTAACATACAAGCAAGTATACCACAAACTTGAGGACCACTCATACTAGTACCACTTACTTTTTCATAGAAGTTGCCGCCGCCTCTGTCTACTTTACTTCTATTAGACAAAGCTGGCATTGCACTTTGAATAAAATGTCCTGCTGCAAAAATGTCAACATTTTCTCCAAAGTTACTGAAATAAACTCTCTGTTCTTTATCATTCAAGTGAATATTGGATAATGCACCAACACAAATAGCAGCACTGTCTGTACCATTACCTGCGCCTGCTGGTGTTTGTGGTCTATGATAATACGTATTATCACCGCCTGTCGTTGTAAAGTAATTATTATAGTAAGGATGATCTGAACTATACATAGGAACACGACCGTTTCCTGCACTAGCAACTACAATAATACCATCCGATATTGCATCGACAATATCTGCATTAACTGATGCTTGTTGCGCTGCGTGTCTACCTGAGGTATTATATCCGTAACTTGCTAACTGTGTACTTGTAAATCCGCCGTCTGCAGAATTTTTTGCACTATTTTGTTCCCAAGTTATTTCGTATTCATTTGGCGAATTTTCAAAAAATCTTAATTCCCATCTCATTCCCGGAGAGTCTGGTGTGTTCCTGTAATAAACTTCTTGACCTTCCCAAACAATTCTATATTCTCTGTTTGGTGCTGTACCTTCAACACCGTGCCATATACTATAACCTCTACGATCTGTTGCGCCTATCATAATTTTAGGTAATGCCGGTACCGAAGGACTTATGTTATATGCCCTCGACCCGCTTCCAAATGTAACAAAGCTATTAGTTCCGACATGTATTGTACTGTATGTTGATCCTAAGTACTGTATACTAAACGGTAGATTTAGTGTCCACCAGCCATCGTCATTACCACCAACTGTTGGAGTACTGTCTGCTGTCAACCCAGTTACACTATCAATTTCAGTAAACGGTAATGCAAGAACCGATCCTGATACGTTAGGATCTGCTGCTGGATTATCTTCTGTAAATTCTTCAAATTCATCATTTGCAAGATCGGCATTGAAGTCACTAAAGAACTGGCCACGTTCTCCTGTTGTAACAGTCCACGCTACATCAAATGTAAATTCGTCGCCGTCTGCAGGATATGTTTCTACAATATATCTGATTGTAACATTTCCACTTGGACCAAAGAAACTAAATCCAAAGCCGCCGGTTAATTCAAAATCAATCTCTGGTCCTCTAACTGTTGTAGAAATAATTGCACCGTCGTTAACAATGCGTTTGATAATCATATAACTATCTTCACTGGTACAACTTGCTACAATTCTACTATTTTGTCTAACATCACAAGGTGTTAATATTGTAATTTCATAGTTATCAGCTGGATCAGTTTGTGTAAAACTAAATGTTTGGTTTGTAATTTTTTCCCATTCTTCTGGCCACGCTACCATTCTATCAATAACACTACTACTAGAACCTGATGTTGTAAATCTATTTTTACTATTTTCTGGATCACCTGCTTTACCCACCACCTGACTTGTAGTACTGTATGCGCCATAATATCCGTTATATTCAGTTGTTATATCTCCGCCCGGAGTATGTGTTGTTCCGTCATATGTAACCGATGCAATACTAGATGCTGAAGTAGCACCACGACTATAACCCCAACTGTTGTTTACAATAGTAGGATTTTTGTAACCTGTATCAGGATTAATCGGCTTATTATTGTGAAATTCTCTTATGTAATCAAACGCAAGACTTGGATCAATACTGTTGTTCGTATCGTTGCCACTAAAGTTTAGGGCAAAGAAATAAATGTTAGCATCTTTAGCCCATCCTTCTTCACGTCCTGCAACTGTTCCTGCACAGTGAATATTGTGAAAGTTTCCGCTTGTACCACGCTGTGCATATGTTTTTCCAACATGTGCACTGTCGCCGACTGCAGAGGCATGTTGCCACCAATTGTAATCTACAACTCTAGTAACGCCATTTCCGTCTAAGAACTCTGTATGATCAGGTTCCCACGCTTGATCATCTAGTATTACAACATCAACATTTCTTCCTGTATATTGATAATCGATTGTGCCATTAATAGTATCATCTGAAGAATCGAAATTGTTGTTATTTTCTCCAGCAATATGTCTCCATAACCCCCATTGGTTATCGTTTGCATTATTAGTACTTGACCTTGAAAAACTACCTGTTTGTGTAAACATTCTTTCCGGCAGTTCATCTGTTACAATTTCTACAAATTCTACTCTAGTATCATTTACAACTTCCAAGGCTTCTTGCGGAGTTAACATATAATGTGTAACACGACTTTTTGGTTTTCTCAAATCAACGTCAACGGCCCTGTTGGGAATAGTAATGCTTCCGCCTTCAGTTTCCATGTCGTTATAAAAGTCATCTAAGTCTTCGTAGTTGTGTAATACTACAGCATATTTGTGTAAGTTCATATTATGATTCCAATGGTAAAATAACTAAGTCAGTTGTAATTGTAGTAGTTGCACCAGATTTATTTGTAACTGCAAGGTATACTGTATCAGTCACAGGACTTTCGTCGTTCCAGCCAATGCTTGCTGGAGTAAACTTAACAGTAGTTGCACCTGTTGTAATAATTTCTGCGTGTACACCTACGTCAGGATCTGGATCAACCCCTTCTGAACGTCCGCTATCATTTGTTCTAGCACTTGCACTACTATATACTCTAACCCATGCTGCAGCATCTACTTCAATTGATAAGATACCATATGCTTTTGCAACACTTGCAATATCAACATTATCTGTTGCAGCATCAGCAATACTAGCAGTTGTGCCAGTAACAGTTGCACGTGGACTTGCACCTCCACCGCCGCCCGATCCAGTAACTTCGTTACCTCCCGTGGTTGTTCCATCACCAACGTATACTTTTTTAGTATCTGTTGTGTAGACTAGTTCGCCTTCTGCAGGTGTAATTCCTGATCTATCTGCATCTAGTCCTCTTCTTAATAATAAAGCCATTTTCTTCTCCAAAGAGTTATTTTAAATATTTATATTGACCCAAGGTCAACTGTTATTGCACTCGGTGCACCGTATGAACCCATATCAATATCGGATCCTAGAGATAATAGATATCCTGTTGCACTAGTATGATAGTTTGTATCTACATAACCGAAGTCAAAACTTTCAACAGAATTACCACCAGTACCATTTAAATTTATCCATTCACGAGTAGCAAGTGTCCCATCTTCATCAGGAAGTATAACGTTCCTGTCTGCTGTTGCTTGATTTGCTTGTAGTTTTATTTCGAAGTCGTCGGGAACAGTGCCTTCAAAAATTAATTTAGTCTGCTGCTTAATCCAAATATTGCCTGTAGGATAAAATGCAATGTCACTCCCACTATAAATGTCTAGATCGTCACCAACTGCACTATTAATTTTACTAGTAAATAACTCTCTCCAAGTTTTAGTATTGCTACCTAAATCATATGAAGTGTTTACATCTGGTATAATATTACTTGTAACATCTGCGTTAAACGTAACACTATCCGTATCTGCATCACCTGCAATTATACCGCCGCCGATATTAATATTTCCAGATAATGTAATATCGCCAGTAATATCTAAGTTCTGTTTGTATTTTGTACTTGACATTGCTTCAACTCCGTATTACATGTATTTATATAAAAGAATAGGCGCCGAAGCGCCTATTCTTAACTCTATATTTACAAACTAATTAGCTAAATGCTAGGTTGTTTGATGTGACTGCAATTTTGCTTAGGTAGTCAGCTGCGTTACCTAGCGATGATGCTTGGTTACTTAGCTCAACATAGCCGTAACGTGTCATGAACGATACTGTTGGCTCGAATGTTGCTGGGTCTAGGACTGTGCCTGAGCTCATTAGTGGGATGTATGGGCAGTAGAACGCTGCTGCGTCTGTTTCTGTTCCGCCTTTGTATCCTACTAGGATGTTGTCGTCTGCTGCGTACTGGTTTACATATACACGCATTGTGCCGTTTAGAGTACCAACGAATTTTGTATTTGTTGGTGCTTCAAATGGGCCTTCTGTTGTACGTGCAAATGCACTTGTTGTAGCACTTTGTAGAACTGTTAGCATTGTTGGTGAAACAATCGCCCAGTTACCTGCGCCACGACGTGTACGTGCAGCAATTAGGTTTGCGTTCTTGTTGATTAGAACTGCTAGAGCAGCATGCTCGTCACCAACAAAAGTTGCAGTACCACTTACACCAGCTTGGTTGTATGTGTCTGCTGCTGAACCTGCTAGACTGTTAAGAGAAGCAATAATTTCTTGATCGATCTCTGCAGTAATCTCTTGTGCAAGTGCTTGCATGATTTCTGCTTCAACGTCAAGACCGTGCATTGAGTTTGCATCTTGTGCTGCTTCAAAAGTCCAACGTGCGCTTAGTTTGCGTGTTTTTGCTTCAACTGTTTGCTTTAGTACTTGAATACTTAGCTTACGTCCAGCTGCGCCTTCAAGTGCTGAAGTTGCGTCTGCTTGACCAGAAGTTGCGTTACCTGAGTAACCTGTTGCAATCTGGAATGGGCTTAGTGCTTCATCACCTGCTGTTGCGTTTGCTGCTGATTCTGCATAACGAACACGTAGTGTGTGAATCTGACCTACTGGGCCAGTCATTGGCTGTACGCCAACGATTTCGTTAGCAATAACTGTTGGCATAACACGACGAATAACTGGAAGAATAACTTTGTTAAGTGTTGCAATGTTACCTGCTTGAGTTGCACCAGTACTTGCAGATTCTGCTAAGTAACGCTTGGTGTTTTCAAGTGTTGATTCCATTACGGTTTTCTTTGTTCCAGTTAGACCATCGGTTAGTGCTTCTTTGGTTGCATTCCAATTTTCGAATAATGCGTCCATGATCGGTCTCCTTAATTAATACCGGCTAATTTACGAAGGTTAACAATGTTGTCGTCAACATTAGTGGTGTTTACTTTACCCCCAGCGACTTCTTTGGAAGATTCGCTAAGTACCTTCTTAGTTTTTTGTGGTTTTGCATCTTCATTCAATACTGAAGGTAGATACTTGTTGAATGCAGTTTGTAGGTTTTCTGTTTTAGTAGATTCCAACAATGCATTCATTATTTCTTTTTGTTGCTTTGAAAGAGGTGCCATCATTTCATTCATTTTGGCTTTACGATCTGCTTTATCAACAATAATGCGAACATTACGTGCTGATTCTGCTAGAAGTACTTCTTTCTCTGCGACGGCGTTATTTGCTTCATCAAGTTTTGACTTTAGTTCGTCCATTGATTTGTTTAATTTAGCAACTTCTGTACCTTCATTTAGGTAGCTGCCCATAAACTCTGCTGCAAATGTTTCAAAAATCTTACGTCCAAATGTGTTTTCTTTTGCCACTTGGATGTCTTCTTTAAGTGTTGTTAGCTCTTGTTTAATAGTATTTTCAAGAATTCCTTCAACTTTAGTTGCAGCATTTTCAATAAACTTACGTTTAGTACTCTCGATAGCTTGCTTGCCTTCTTTAATCAATTTGACTTTTGCTTCGACTAGCGAGCGTTTGTCATCATGAAACTCGTTGAGCTCTTTTGTAAGTTGCTCAAGAACAAATCCCTCTAATTGGGCCATATTCTTGTCTTGTGCCTCACGGTCTTCGCGAAGTTCATCAATTTCTTTGCGAAGTGTTTCCATCACAAAATCATTTAAAACATTTGCATGTTCCTTCATGTGTTTGCGATACGCAACACGATCTTCTGCTACTTTAGCTTTGTCTGCTTGGAACTCTTCGAGTTCTTTTGCAATAACTTCGCCAATCATTGTGTCCATTGCTTCTACGATTTGCGATTTGTCATTTTCATAACGTTCTGCAAATTCTTCACGTAGTTCTGCTGCAACTTCTTCACGTAACTCAGTTTGCTTGGTTTCCCACGCTTCACTGATAGAAGATCTAACCTCCTCGGAGAGCGCACCTGAGCTTAATAGTTCATCAATTGAGTGAGCCATATTAATCTCTCCTGTACTTTAGGTTGTTTATAAATTGTGTTACCTCTTCCTGGAGGTAACGTTGTGCTCTGTCGTCGTGCTTAACTGCAGAAGCAACATCCATTAATACATTACCCCGTTTATGATTCATAATTCTTTCATAAATTGGATCGGGATATGCATCTGGAGCACTTGGATTAGCAACGATATCAACAGTAATAATTTCAAATTCGTTGACTTTACCACTTTCATTAACGTTGCCACTGCCTCTACTAGACACGCCTAGTTTTACACCACTCTCTAATAGGGTTTTACATATATTTCCCATAGGAGTTGGTAATATTTTAAGTTTACCGATACCGTTAGCACCATTAATATCCATTGATTCAATCACGTGAGATACACGGTCAAGATTGATATTAAGGTCATCTGGGTGATCGGCTTCACCTAATACTGAAAATCCGTTTTTAATTTTTTCATTAATTGCTTTTACAGCATTATGAATTTCATCTTTCGGATAAATTCTGCCATTTTGATTTTTTACATCGCCTTCGATAAAAATACCTTTCATGTACAAGCTTTTGCCACCGTTCGCTTCTTCGATAGCTTCAGTGACAATATTAGCTTGATTAAATGAAAGATGTTCTTTTAAAGTTAACGACATATTATTTCATTTCTCTTTTTGGCGCTGGTGCTGGAGTTGGATCACCTGCTTCTTGTGGTCCATCTACGCCCATATCTTTTGGTGCTGGTGCTTTGCCGCCTGTTTCTGCTGCGCCACCTGCCATGTCAACGGCTGTGCCGCCCATGTCATTTTTACCTGCAACTGGTGATTTTGCATTACTGTCTTCGCCGTTTGCCATTTTAGCATTTACTGCACTAAGCTCTGCGCCTTCACCTAAGCCTTCGACTGTATCTTCTTCAGCTTCGTCTTCAGCTTCGTCTTCAGCTTCGTCGTCGCCCATTAGATCTGCAAAAGCTGCACGAAGTTCTGCAATTGCATCTTCTACGTTAGCCATTGCTTCTTCAGCTTCGCCTTCTTCAGCTTCTTCGCCTTCGTCTTCCATGTCCATTGCAAGATCCATTTCTGCATCGTCTGCATCCATGTCCATGTCGTCGTCGTCTTCGCCGAACACTTCTTCTTGATCAATTTCATCTTCAGACGACTCAATGTCGCTTAAAAAATCTTCTTCTGCGTCATATGCATCTACTGCTTCTTCGATGTCATCTTCTGCGTCGTATGTTTCGTCTAAGTCTTCTTCTTGAATATCGTCTTCAACACTTTCGTCGCTTTCGCTTAGTGCTGACCAATGATTTTTTGCTTTCTCAACAAAAATGTCGTGTAAAAGGTCACTTGCCTTTTCACGCTCTTCATTCACAAGATACTCAAGGACTTTTACTAATGAATCCTTATGATTACTCATTTTATATCTCCTTAATAGATTTCAGGCTTACCAATACTGGTTTACAATTATTATTTAGCAACCAAGACGTTTTACTCGGTAAAAAGGGTATAAAAACGGTACTTTTTGACTAACTGTCAATGATAAGTACCGTTTTTAGATTATTCTTGGACAGCTGATTGGTAAATTTGCTGTACTGTTTCCATTCTGCTAGCATGTTCAACATTATGAATTTCACGCTGTTTACGCAATCTGTTAAGATGTTTTAGTGTTAATCTACTACGTCTAACATCATCAATTTTTCGATTATTATATTCATTATCTTCGGAATCATAATATTCTAATAAAAATTCATTACTACGCATTATGTTTCTCCTTGCGTATCGGGCGCATTTTCCGATCCTGTAATCGGAGACTCGCCGCTTTCAGTGTCACTAGTTTCCATACTATCAACATCTGGTATACTGCCCGTGTCAGTATCAAACCCTCTGACACCTACACTACCTAATCCAGGCGTGCTATCACTGTCAGGTGATGTTCCTGCTTTATTTTCTTCTTGCCACATACGTTCGTTTTCTAGAATTTCATCGTCAGTTAAACCTAAGTATTTGCTTAGTATAAATCTCTTACTCAAGTATGGTGATCCTTCGATAGATCCAAAAACGTTTGCTCTAGCAGCATGAATTTCAATTTCTTTATATTGACTAAAGCTCTGAGGTTCAACAAATTGCAAGCTGAATAAACTGCTATCAATGTTGATTCCCCTGTTCTTCATAAACAATTTAAATTCTTTATCAAACACAGGAGCAATAATTTTTTGTAAACGCTGACAGTATTGATTAAATCTGTACTCTTGTATAAATGCAGTTCCTACTCTACCATCGACATGTGTGGCTGATCCGTCTTCAGGTCCGGTTGGCAAGTAACTACTGGGAACACGCAATGCTCTTAGCATTTTATTTGTAAAGTACCGTAAGTCATCGATTTGACCTAAATTTTCGCCGCCTGGTAGTACTTCAACTTTTGAACCACGACCCTCTGCAGTTTGTGCAAAGAAGTAGTCTTCCATAATTGACAGAGGATTATATGCTGCATCCATAATAGTAGTGCCGCCGCCAGATTTACTAGGAATACGTTTTTGATGTATTTCATTTTTAACACGTTCAACAAAGCCCATTGCTTTGTTAGCTGGCATATTTCCTACATCAACGTAAAATACTCTGCGCTCAGGCGCACGTTGAACTCGATAGATGATAATACTATCTTCTAACAGTTCTTTTTGCTTGTATGTTTTAAAGATAGGATCTAATATACTAGCACCGAACGGAAAGTCGCTGTCCATTCCTTCAGTAAGTGCAGCATGCACAACATGACTAGCATCGATATTATATTCTTGTAAGTTGCTTTGATTGCCGCCGAAGCTAGCACCAGCTGCTCCATAACCTTGTCTGTCTACAGTTTGACCACGCATCATACTATTAACTGTACTACTAGTAGTAGAGTGTTGT